TAGTAATTTAGTATACAGTAATCCATGTTGATAGTGATCCCTAAATCAACTACTGCATCTGAAGACCAATCAAATTGTCCAAAGTCTCCGTTTGTTACGAATGCTCCTTTAATTATCCACTCTCCAATAACGTCGCCTACTGGTCCTAATACGTTAAGTGTTAAGTCTTTCTTATAGAAATCAGAGTACCCTGCTCTACCTGTTACTGATTCGTATCCTAGTCTTGCCCATTCCATAACAGCCTGTGCTCCACTTGGAGTAATTGGATCGTAAAGTGTCATAGTCATTTCTGCCCATTCTCTCTTTCCTCTAATTTTTCTGTATGAATTGATATGGTCAAGCTTTACTACGTTATCTGTAAAAGTAGGAGCTTTGACATTTTTTTATCATGAATGATGGGATCGCATCAATGTACATGATAAATCTGTTCTGTACTTTCGGTTCGAAAGCTCTAAACATTATTTCGTTAGGATCTAATACTGCCATTTTATTTGTTGTTTAATATAAATATCTTAGTTAAAAATTATTCTCCCAATGTTGCTCCAGTTGGCTGGATTACGAAGTCTAGAGTTATAAATTCAGCTGTTTTTGCTGGCTGAATAAAGATCTGTCCTACTAATTGGTTTCTATCTATTACGTCCGCTGTATTGTTACTGTCGTCCATTATTACTCTAAAAGCATATAGACCTTGTCTCTCTACTACTGATTGTAAGTAAGGATTAACATTTGATAAGAATACGTTTCTTGTTGCTATAGTATTTTGTTCGAATACTAGAGACTTTGCTTGATCTCCTAAGAACTTCTTAAGTGCGATCAATAATCTTCTTACATTTACACGATCTAAAGCTGATTTCTTTTTCTGTAAAGTCTTTTGACCGAATACTGAAATGCCTGATCCTGGGAATGTAGCGATTGGATTAACATTAGCTGAATAAAGTTTATCTCTATGTGCTCTTGTTAATTTTCTTTCTGCTTGAATTACGTTAGGAATACCTCCTCTAGTAAGACCTGCTGGTGCAAACCATGGAGCTGCTGCTGCATCTGTAAATGCATAAACACCTGGTATAATTGTTGAAGCTGGAGCAAATTCTAATTTACCTGTTGAACTTCCAACTTGTACCCAAGGCCAGTAAGATGCTGCGTAAGAATTATTTACTACTGCTGCATGTCCTGCTGCTTGTGATACTGAAGATCCGTAAGGTGATAAATCTACTACTGCTATTGCATCTCCTCTATCTTGTGCTAAAGAGATCATAGAATCTAATTGTGTCTTATGATCACCAAAGCTGTAGATTAGACCTGGTGCAGAAATAATATTAAATAAATACTCATCTTGATTAGTTAGTAATGCGAATCCATCTGAGTAGTTTTCTGCTACTAATCCTTGAGTGTTATTGTTTGTAATATCGGCGAAGTGCATATTAAGCTCGTCTGATTGGTAATTTGTACCTGTCGCTCCGTGGAAAGATCCTGATGAAGCTGTTGGTAAAGAACCTGTATAAGCTGCTGTTCTAATATTAACACCGTCATTAGCTAAATAATTAACAGTTTGTCTGTTAACATCTGATATTCTAATATATCTTGATCTATTAACGTATTGTCCGTTCGTGCTTAAGAAAGCTCCTTCTCCATCATCTCCTAAACTCTTATACTGATCACCAATAACGCTTGCAATGTAGCCTTCGCTATTTGGATCTAAACTAAGATCGTTAAAAGATTCTAATACTGTCTTAGCTTTTGTGCTGTCATCTCCTCTTCTAATCAATAGAGAGAAAGTACCTGCTGCTTCATTTACATTTTGAATTTCCCATCTAAGATTATCATCGTCTCCCATTTTAAGAGAACCATCACTATTTTCTACACTATCGTATGTTGCAGCTACTGCTGCTACTCCTGCTGTAATGATATCACCTACTGCTGTAACTGCATTTCCGTCTGCTCCGATAACTCCGTTATCAACATCAGCTTGAGTAGCTACTACTTCTACTACCTCAGCTACTGCTGCTGTAAGTTCTGGACCGCGATTCTCAGCGTTAGTTGAACTGTTTAGAATAACACCTGTTCCTAAAGTTTGCAATTTAAATGGTGCTCCATTACCGTCTTTTGATTGAATGTTGGTATTTGAAGCTCCAGTAAATGAACCAGAAACAACTCTTGTAATAAGAGCTGTGCTTCCTCCTTGCTCAAAATATGATTTTACAGCTATAGAGGTTAAAAATTCAAATTTATTTGAGCCTGATAAAAAAGTTGTTCCAAATGTTCTTTGGTAATCGCCATACGACGTAACAACTGTTGGTTCAAATGCTGGACCTTTAACTGCTGGTCCAACAAATGCTGCCCCTGCTTCTAGTGGAAGTGGTGCAATAAAAGATCTATCCTGCTCGCGTGATAGTACCCCTGGTGAGATTAATGATTCTGCCATCGTATCTTATATTAGATTATTCGTTCTATAATAAATATCGTTAATAATTCGAAACCGGACTTTTAATGTCG